ACAGACCATCATTAAAAACTGATTTAGGTTCTAAATTTATACATAAAGATGTGGAATTAAATGAAGAACTAAACAGAATTAAAGAATTAATAAAAACACTTTAAAAATCGGTATTTCCGATTTTTCTTATTTATTAGTAATTCATCTTTGTTTATATTTATAGGTATGGCAGTAACGTATGGTATAGATTTTCCATTTAGAATCAGTCCGAAAGGTGATTTTTTGGTAATGACGGAAACCCCCGAAAGAGAGGTTCGTGCAAATTTGATACATCTTATATTAACAAGAAAGGGTTCACGATATTATTTACCTGATTTTGGAACAAGGTTATACGAATACATTTTTGAACCTAATGATAACATTACATTTGGTCAAATTGAGGATGAAATTAGAACTGCCGTAAAAAAATACATACCAAATTTAGAAATAAAAGAAATCAGAGTTACCGACGCGAGTCAAGACCCTGAAGAACCGATGAGTGTAAAAGAAGAAGAGGATTCAAGATTGTTTAGAGTTTCAAGTGATTCAACTAAACCATATACGGCTAAAGTTAGAATTGACTACGACATTAATAACGAACCATTTGTTTCGTCGGATTTTATAATTATTAACATATAACATGGCAAAAAAAATATCATACTCGGTAAGGGACTTCGCTGGGTTAAGACAAGAGTTAGTCAACCTAACTAGAGAATACTACCCCGATTTAATTAAAAACACTAACGACGCATCTATATTCTCAGTATTGTTAGATTTAAATGCGGCGGTTGCCGATAATTTACACTTCCACATTGATAGAGTTTGGCAAGAAACAATGTTAGACTTTGCACAACAAAGACAATCATTATTTCACATTGCTAAAACATATGGTATTAGAATACCCGGTAATAGACCGTCAGTTGCATTATGTGACTTTACAATTAATGTACCTGTAAGAGGTGATAAGGAAGATGAAAGATACTTGGGTATTATCCAAGCGGGAGCACAAATATCAGGTGGGGGACAAATATTTGAAACCATGGAGGATATTGACTTCTCAAACCCATTCAATAGTAAAGGTGAACCAAACAGATTAAAGATACCTAATTTTGATGGTAATAACAGATTAATATCATATTCAATTGTAAAAAGAGAAGCTGTCGTAAATGGGGTTACTAAAATTTTCAGAAAAGTAATCACAGAATTAGACCAAAAACCTTTCTTAAAATTATATTTACCTGAACAAAATGTATTGGGTGTAACCGGTATAATCCATAAAGAAGGAACAAACTTTGCATCTAACCCAACAAACTCAGAGTTTTTAAATTCATCAAATAAATGGTATGAGGTTAAATCGTTAATCCAAGACAAAGTATTCATACCAAACACAACAACGGCATCAGATAGAGATAATTTTGTCGCGGGTGATTACATTGATGTGAATAATAAGTTTGTTACAGAATATACTCCTGAGGGTTATTTTTCGGTAACATTTGGTTCTGGTAACGTTAATCCATTAGATAATTTAGATAACTACAATACTGGAACATTAAGAGTTAGTTTAGGTACATATTTAAACAATCTTTCATTAGGTGCGGTACCTAAATCAAACACCACGGTTTTCATAAAATATAGAACAGGTGGAGGTAAAGATACTAACTTAGGTGTTGATGTTATTCAAACAATTGATGATGTTACATTTGTTATTAATGGACCAAACTCAAGTACCAATACTCAAGTTCAACAATCATTAACAGTTACTAACGTAACACCGGCAGTTGGAGGTTCAGACCAACCAACAGTCGAGGAAGTTAGAAATTTAGTTGCATACAATTTTGCTGCACAAAACAGAGCGGTTACCCTTAATGATTATAAATCATTAATTGAGACGATGCCATCAACGTTTGGCGCACCTGCAAAAGTTAACGTAATGGAAGAAGACAATAAGGTTAAAATAAAACTATTATCATATGATGAGAATGGTAATTTAACTGATACGGTTTCAACCACATTAAAAGATAATATATTAACATACCTTTCTGAATATCGAATGTTAAATGACTTCCTTGAAATCCAAAGTGGGGAAGTGATTGACTTAGGTTTAGAAATTGATTTGGTTATTAATAAAAATGGTAATCAAACAGAAATAATAAAAACTACAATCCAAGAAATTATTGACTATTTTTCAATTGAAAAAAGAAAAATGGGAGACCCATTATTGGTTGGTGATTTAAATAGAATGATTGGTCAAACCACAGGTGTTGAGAACGTTGTGGATATTAGAGTTTTTAACCTAAATGGTGGTGAATACTCAAGTGCAGAGGTTGCTCAATCATATGTTAACACATCAACTAAAGAAATTAGTCAATCTGATATGACCATCTATATGAAGTCAAATCAAATATTCCAAGTTAGATTTCCACAAAAAGATATTAAAATCAGGGTTAAAACATTAGGAACGACTACATTCTAATTTATTTTTTATTTATTATTTCTGGAAACACATAATTTTCTATTTATAGATAATAATGCAGAAACACAGAATTTCCACAAATATAGGTAAAGACCAAAAAGTGGTAGTAGAACTTAAGCAAGACTACGACCTACTTGAGATATTGTCTTTAAAATTCACACAAACAGATGTCTATTCATCTATGTGTGCGGATTACGGTGTTGTCTGTGGTAGAATTTCCGTAAACAATGGTTTCGGGATTCCAAACGCAAGAGTTTCAATCTTTATACCAATTAAAGATGAAGACGTTGACGACCCAGTAATTTCAGCATTATACCCTTTTACAACCATTAATGATAGGAACGAGGCGGGATACCGTTATAACCTATTACCAAGTAGACAACAACATGGTGGACATGCACCGACAGGTACATTCCCCGACCAAAAAGATATTCTTACAAGAGAAGAAATCTTAGAAGTTTACGAAAAATATTACAAATATACCGTTAAGACAAACGACTCAGGTGACTTTATGATTTGGGGAGTTCCACTCGGAACCCAAACAGTTCACGTTGATGTTGATTTATCTGATATGGGATGTTTCTCATTAAGACCCGACGATTTCATCAGACAAGGTATGGGTGTAGATAAATTTAAAAATCAATACACATACAAAGCATCCGAAGATATTGATTCATTACCACAAATCGTTTCATTCAACCAAACGGTTGAGGTTTTCCCATTTTGGGGAAATGAAGACTTATGTGAGATTGGATTAACAAGAACTGATTTTGACTTATCAAGTCAAGGAGTTAAGGTAGAACCTAAAGCATATTTGTTAGGTTCAGTATATTCGGACCAAGGGACAAATACCGTTAACAAGAATTGCACACCTAGTGGTAAAATGGGTAGAAAATGTGATTTAACAACATTCAAATCCACCATTGAGGTAATCAGATTTAACACACTGTTTGATTCAAAAGATAGACCTGGTTTAGAAACATATGAATTAAACGAAGATATTGACGAATCGGGAGCATTTGTAATGTCATTACCAATGAACATGGATTATGTTTTTACCAATGAATTCGGTGAAAATGAAATAACAAATGACCCAAATAAAGGTATTGCAACATCAGGTTGTTATAGATTTAGAATATCAGGTAAGAACGAAACTTTAGGTAGAGTTAGAACCGTCGGTAGTTACTTAGTACCAAATATTCGTGAATACATTAATGACGTAGATAAATCATATGCGTTCTCTTTAAATTGGGATGATTATCCTGCAGATGCAATTACCGATACAACCATTTTTAATAACGTATTTGGTAGTTATTTTCCTGAAGATTATTTTTTTAGATTTACATACAATAAAGTATATGGTGTTTCATCATATATGGGTTCCGAGTTTGCTACGAGTGGTAGAGATAATTTTTTAGGAATAAAAGAAATTGCTCCAAAACAAGACGAGGATTGTGAAAGTAACGTAGTAACCCCACCAACAAACTTTGCTTTTAGAAAATTTTCATTTGGTATTTTATTGGCAATTATCATAAGTGTTTTTGAAAAAATCATTTATAAAGCATTAGTTGGTGTTTTACAGGCGTTAATTGTGCCTTTTCAATTTTTATATGATAAGTTACAATTTAAAATTAAAATTGCAGGTAAAACCATTATAAGTTTTGGACCATTTCAATTTTTAGATGATATAGTCGAAAGATTACAAAGATTTGGTACCGTTGATTTAAGTATTGTGACTTACCCTGATTGTGAATCATGTGATTCGGGAGACGATGCCGCCACGACCACCACTGTTAGTGATGACCCCGAACTTTTATATGAAAAAGTGGGAGTAGGAACTGCGGTTAGAGATACATTAACATTGACACTTGAATGTGAACTATGGGAGCTCACATCACCGTCAGGTGTGGGTACCTATACTGACTTTACATTCTATGATTGTAATGGTGGGGCAAGTAACACGGTAACTTTATACGACGGGGACCCAACAATAACATGGTGTGTTAGAAAAAACACAGGTGGTGTTGTGGTAACAAACTACGGGGGTGGTATTGGTTCTGCAAATCAAATAGGAACATGTACACAATCAGGACAAGTTTATATACCAAACTGTGACCCTGATGTAGATGAAAGAGATGTATTATTAACAGGAGCACTTACAACTTATTCGTTTACTGGTTTAACATATGGACAATCATTATCCACAGTTCAAACAAACATATTGGCAATTCCCCCCAAAAATTATATTATAAAATTAAAATCATATTTACCTCACGCAAATGCAACAGTATCAGATAAAGCAATTTTAACAGGATTAACCGTTAATACCTCAGAGCAATTAAATTTCAATACATATTCTTGTGGTGGTGGTGGTTATGAACATATCGATACATCAAGTACAAGTTATTGGTTAAGATGGAACAACGGAGGAACTTCACCAACCGATTACGTTTGGACCGGTTTTACTTATGAGTTATACGATACAAGTTTATTGTTACCCGGCTTATCGGGAGGTGGGGGGTCAAATACTACCGACTTACCCGATGGTTGTAAAAGTTACAATACGGTTTATGATGAAACAATTGTATCGGGAACATATTGTGCAACAAATGTTACTATACCATATAGTGGTTTAACTGAATATGTTGGTACAACATGTACCACAAGTCCTCCGGGTACAATACCTGTTGGTCAAGTTATCAGAACTAATAGCGGGAATCCTTGTGGTACTTGCAAAACGAAAAGTGGTTATTCTGAATTTAGATTTGGAATTTATACAATTATACCCGCGGCAAATACAAATAATTGGAATTCAAACTTTAGTGCAATCAATGAGTACTCGAGAAGAAAACTAGTGGGTAAACTTTTTTGTGAAGGTATCGTGAACTATTCTTTTGTGGACAATTGGTTAACGGGTTCATTATATATGTTTCCATTCAAATCAAAAGTTAGATGGGACAACGAAGAAGAATTAGATTTAAATATTAGAGGGACAAAATATTGTACCGACCTTTCATATTTTAAAGTTCAAGAATCAACAACATTGGTACCTGTTAAAAGATTCTATTATAGGTCATCAAAATACAACCCTTCAACATCCTTATTCGTTAAACACAGCGCATCAAATTCGGCTAACCCAACTTTAGGACACCCAACGACTATTGTTGACATGGGACCAAGGGATGAATTTATTAAAGAAATTTGTATAGACCCTAGTTTAGACCCTAACTGTTCTATTGTTAGAAGTATTGGTCCAACATCATACCAAAACATGAAAGAAATGATTGGACTTTATTTGAATTATAGAATGGATGCGCAGAATTATACTTATAAAGATTTTTTTAATAATGTTGGTTATAGTTTATATCCATTATCATCTCTAAAATTGGTGTTAAACGGTGATTTATTACAGTTAATCTCAATAAATAATGAATCGGGTATTCAAGAATTTGATTTACAAAGTAGAGCATATGGTGCATATTCTCCACTAATTCTCGACCCAGATAACTTCCCTAATTTATTTAAATCTCAATCGGGAACTGCAAATGGACCATTACCAATTAATTTTGCGTTAGACCCTGATGGATATAGAGTTAGAGTTTGTTTAAATGAGCCGGGAAGATTGACTGAATCCTCTCAAATCGTTCCTTTCTTTTATTGGGATAAGGGTGGTCAAGGATTTGGTGAAGGTATCAACCAATCTTGGGATTATGGTACGGTTCCTTCACAAAGATTACAGGGAATGACCTATAACTATGCATTTTCAGGATTTACAGATTCCTCATATAATTACGTTTTATTCCCAATGACTAAAACCTATTCAGGTAACACATTCGATGGTCCTGACATTAACGATGTTGGATTTGATATTGAAGAAAGTGGTACAGATAATCACACAGATTATGATTTACAAGAAGAAGGGTTTACGTATTTGTATGTAACATCAGGTACAACCACTGTACCATATGGGGGTACTCTATATACAAGAGTCGGAAATGCTGGTAACTGGTCCTCAACACCATGGGCGTTTAATACTGTTACATACATTATTAAACCAACACAAAACAATTATAATGGTAATAAACAAATATTATCAACACCATTCTTATTTTATTTTGGATTGAGACCGGGTAACACTGCGGTTGATAAATTTATTGAAAGGTTCGGACCTAAAGGTGCGTTCCCATCTGCGGAATAATGGAAAAGAAAAGAATCATATTACCATCAAAAAAATTTTTTGGTTCGACTAATGAGGATTTAAATGTTAGAGTCGGTTTAGACGAAACAAGAAACTTATTAAGAGAAGGAGATAGAACCATTATACTTAATAATGCTCTACTATTTGATAAAGAAAGAAATGAAAGTAATAACTACAAAATACATGGTAAAATCAAAATGGTTTTTAGAAACATGTATAGTGGAACTAGTCAATATAATCCATTGTTACAACAATTATATTTGGTTGAAGATGGAACAATTGTACCTCCCGGGGCGAGTAGTCCGTTTGTTGGTTACATCCCATACAATGAGTTTGCATTTTTAAGAAGAGATGTAATTAGGGAAGTAACTAATGTAACGACCACATCTAATATTAATTCGGGATACACTCCATCATTTTCTATTTCAGGATTAAGTTCACATCAAAATATCTCATCAATCGAAGCTCCCTACCATAATTGGAACCTATATTTAACATACGTTTATTCTGCGGATACACAATACCCAATGAAATACACACTTAGTGGTGGAACCACAGGAAGTACATTTAATTTTGTTGCTGGTGACGGTATTCCATTTAGAATTGTGAGTAATGGTAACACATATAAGTTAACAAGTCCTGTACCTCATGGTATCTCTAATGGAGAATACATTATATTAAGTGATAACTACCAAGGAGGAGTCTTAAACCCATCTTCACCAATAACCGGTAGAACATTTTCAATAGTAAGTGTTGGGGACGAAATTTATAATTCAGAAAACTATGTTTTAGAAATTTCAAAATCCGAATTACCAACAGGTTTAACAATTTCAAATGTGGTTTTTGGTAAAAGATGTATCAATAAATCAAATATTACAGGGACCACATCAACATACTATGTACACAAACATAAAACATTAACCGAAAAAAAGGATTACATTCTTGATAAGATTGGTTTTGAATCCCCAATATGGGAAAATGAAAGAAAATTGTTGTTAGAAAATAGCGCGGGAACCAATGACTTTTTAGTTGAAAGAAACAAAATGGAGTCATTAGTTTATGATTTTAAAACACCATTAGTATTAACAGGATTAACAAATAATTTAGGTTATTTACCTACTGAAGTATATCTCACAACAATTTTTAGAAACGGTAACGGTTATTTCCAATACCCACCAAAAGTAGGTTGGAAATTTAATTTCCATAACAATTGGATTGATAATCATTTTAGTGGTAACACATCAGTTGAAACAACGATACCTACAACAACATTTAACAGAATGGACGGTGCAACACCCTATCAATTTACCGGTGGAACAGATTTACCCATGGGTACCGTATTGAATGGTGCTTATGTTGAATACAACAAATCGGAATTAAACGAAAGAATCATTAGTCCGGCATTTCATAGGATATCTAATCCACTTAATGTTTTTAATTATGGACAAAGTGGGTCGACTGTTGGATTTAGTGGTGCAAGTATCAATAATATGTTTGGTTTAACATATCAACCACACAATAAAATTACATTAAGAGAATTATCCCCATACATTGAAACGTCAACAACTGACCAAATTTATGGTCTTCCACAAAATGCAAAATATTTTGAAGATGAAAAATTATGGAGGTGGAGAGATTTATATGACCATGGATTTATAGACCCCGATGGATTCGGAACAAATTTCCCGTTCATCAACAATATTCATTATGTAAAAAATGAAATTAATTTTTATTTACGTAACGAAAACCTATACACCAACAAACAGGATATGATAAAGAATGTAACCAAATTTGATTGTTAATATGGAAATTTTACGTAAAAATGTCGACCAAAAAATCATTCTATCAAATGACCAAACTTTTAAAACAGATTTAGGTTGGACTGAAAGTGCGGAAGAAATGGAAAAAGAAATTCTTTATTCCATTATAAATCCTTCGGACAATTATGAAACCGTAAGATACATTCACTCACCATATACCCAAACTATTAGTCCATATAGTATTCAACAAACGGACATTTGGTATTATTTTTATTTTTTAGACGGAAGTACATACATCCCAAATTATGAGGCAACGGGATTAACATTGGAAGAAAATTCAAAAATGTTAAGACAATCTACTGAAAGTTTTTTTAGATTAGAATTTTATAAAACATCAAATGATGATGCACCAAATCAAACAAATAGAAGATTAGTTTTTACTAAAAATCTTTCATTACCAATCGGTGAGAAAGTTTTTTATACCGGAACAACAATTGGTTCGGTACTTCCTTTAAATGATTTTGTTTATATTCCTGTTTTTACTGGTTCAAATTATAGAAATACCGAAAACATGTATTTGTTTTGGTTTATGGATGAAACACCATTTGACGAGACAAATATCACCGGAAACACATTTTACATGACCGCAAAATATTATAATGCTAAGACAGGAGGTGTTATAGATTTTGTAAACAAATATTTATCTATTGGACAAGAGATTGTAGAGGAAGAGGACGTTTACTACAAAGTAATAATTGACAAAACTGATTACTCATACATTGTTTACAGATTTGACGGTAGTTTAGGTGTAAGAGAGGGTGAAACAAGTAGTCCGATAAGATTCTATGAAAGAAGACAATAATGAACCCAAAAGAAAAATATAAATACCAGATACTCAGGAAGTACATCCCAAACGTAAATCTATATTCGTTAACGGGACCTTTTTGGTATGATTCTGAGGGTAACTTGGTTCCATGGTCAATAGACCCAACACTACCACCGGTAGATGGTGAGATAGTTTATAATACCAACGACACACTTTCTTTAGGTTACTATCTATGGACAGGTTCAACTATATCAAATTTCTCAAGTGGAGGTTCAGGTTGTGATTTGACGTTGGATTTATATGGTTGGGAATCGATTCAAAAGAGCGAAGCATATGATGATAATAAATTACCTGTATTCTTAGAAACGTCGGTTGATGAAATGGGTGTTATGGTTGGATTTGATGGTCAAATGGAACAAGTTGAACAAATATGTAACTTCTCCTATACTCAAACAGGTAACACGTTACAGGTTTACAATACTGTAGACACAACTAAAGTATCTGAAATTCATGAAATTGATTTTACGGTTGAATGGGGTGATGGTACTCAAAGTATTTTATCCACAACAAACATTACCGCAACAAAAACATACACAGGAACGGGAGAAACCCTTGTTTCTATATCAATACAAACACCTTGGACAAATTTCCAAACTAAAAAAGTTATTCAAATACCTTCAAATACAACAGTATTAAATCCTCTTGGAACATTTAGTGGGTTTACGATACCGTACACAACAATTAGTGGACAAACCATTGACTATTTGAACGATTTAGAGTATAGTAACAGTACAACAGGATTCACAACATTCAACTATGCTGCGATTGGTAAGAGTAGAATTAGTGAGTTGAAACTTTATGGTTCAAATACCTATAGTGGTGTAACAACCGGAACAACATCAGGTGTTGCGTACAGTGCATACACAATTGATAATTTATATTATCAAGATTTTGAAGACGGAATTACAACAATAACAGGTTCAACATCCGGTTACACAAAAGAAGAAGTTATAAATCACATGATAACAAGAAACGAACATTTCATAGGATTCATTGACGAACCTGTTATTTACTCTGACATATTTGTTGAGAGAGGTAAACAAGGTGTAATGGAAAAAACACTTAGATTATCTGAAATTGACAATATTGGTGAAATGGTTAATTACGGAAATGGATATTTTAATGTAAGAAAACAATAAAATTTATATTTATTATTAAAAAAACATGGCAGTAGGAAGTTACGGTATAATTAGACCCTCGGATATTTCACCGGAAGATGTGGAAATCTACTTTCACTATGTCCCAAATAGAACAAATGTTGCTGATGTAACATTAAAAAGATTAGACAGTGGTGATGTATTAACACCAGTATTTCACAATTCGGATACCACAGATGACACTGCGGCACCTAATGTTGAGATAATGGGTGGACTTTATAATTTAAAGTTGTCAGCAAGTGATTTTGCCGATTTGGGAATTTATACACTTCACCTTAGACCTAAACAAATAAGAACTACAATTACAGATTGTGGTATTTTAGCATCATTACCTTCTGTAAGAGGTTTAGTTGTCGATTTAAGTAACGTACCCGCTGTAGATAGAAATAAATTCACCCCTCAAGGGTTAGTTGGTTATAGAATTGAATATATTAATTCATCAGACAATAAAAAAATTCCAAATTTTTATAGAATTGTAACGTCTTCCTTTTTCTGTACCCCAATTGTATCTAACTTGACAAGTACTTCACAAAAATCAATTAGATATCAATATAGTGAACAAGCAACGAATTTGATGTTCTTAACGGTAACACCATCTTCAGCACCAACAAACAAACCAAACACCGTTCCATATATCGGTGTACCTTCTCAAAAGATAATTTTAACCAACACATATCTAAACCCAACAACGGTCGAAATTGAAATGGTTGAACACGATGCTTCAACTCTTGCATACGCATTGTATGGTAATCAAAGTAAAGCAGTTTCTCAAGGTATCTACACTATATATGACGGAAGTAATAACATCTATAGACAATACAACCTTTACGAGGTTAAAGACGAATTTAATGAAACATTATATGAAATTCGTGAAGAAAGAAATGATATTGACGAAACCCTAAATTTTGATACGATTACCGGATAATGGCAAAAAGGAAAGTACCAAGTCAGGCAGCAAGTGGAGCCGAAACGTTTAATGATTTCTTAGTTGGTAGACAAATTACCGATGGTACCTCTGCGCTGACCAATACGGTCTTCGCACTTGACAAAAGTATTCCTGAAAAAGACTCGAAAAGTTTTAGAAAAAATCCATTTTCTGATTTTCTAACGTTAGAAACATTAAAGGAAGAAGTTGCACCAACAACTACAACATCATCAAAGGGAACAAAAAGAAGTGACACAATTAAATTTAGAGGTGATAAAAAATACGCCGACAAATCTTTATTTGGGTCATTAAAAAGTAGAATATTAGTATCGATTGGTAGAATCATCAATAAATTCCCTGCCGGTATTAATGTCGTTGCTAATAGTCCTATTGGTAATAGTTTATACAGTGTAATTACATCATCATATAATAGTAGTTTAAATAAAACTACATTCTTTATTGAGAGAAGTAAGATTTTTAATCCATTTGATATTAATTTTATTGAACCGAACAGTGTTATTAAACCTGAAACGGACAATGAGATTAGAAATTTTTATTCATCATTTACAAAATACGTTGTTTCATTAAATAAAAACGTATATCCAATCTTAGAATATACCGAACCAAATAATTTAAACCAAATAAGGTTAGCGGTTTACGGTAATCCATTTAGTGGGAACACAACATACAGTGGAGATTTATTAATTAGACCAAATGATGGTATAGTTGAGGAGTTTTTCGACAATTTAGATGATTTGGAAGAATCATTATTGAATAGAGAAACGAATCCTATTTATACTTCTAGTTTTTTAGTACCAAAAGATAGTGATGATGGTGATAAAACATCATTAGTTAACGTACAATACAGTTGGCCGTTATCATCCGATGGATGGAACATTCAAATTAATGGTATTGACTACGAAACTTATATCCGTAATTTAGGTGACGTTTCAGATGAGGTTGATGATTATAAATCTAATTTAATGGTTAGATTTTTAGCGTCTCCACAACTATTTGAATTCGATACCCCTGACCAAAGAGCACAAAGTGTGTTTCAACTTTACGGTCAAAGTTTTGATAGTGTTAAAAAATACATAGACAACATTGCTCATATGAGAAATGTGTCTTATGATGGTATTGAAAACCTTCCGGACATCTTATTAAAAAACTTAGCGGAGAATTTAGGTTTATCGAGTGTTAATTTATTTGATGAAAAATCTTTAGATGATGTTCTTTACACAAGACTTGACTCAAATTACAACGGAGTTTCAACCGGAACAAATTTAGTTAATGCGGAATTTGATTTTTATAGAAGATTACTTGTAAACTTAGCGTATATCTACAAATCTAAAGGTACAAGAGCATCGATTGATTTCTTTTTAAAATTTTTAGGAGCGCCGGAACCTCTAATTAAAATTGATGAGTATGTTTATAAAGTAACATCAATGCCGTCAAGTTTTGATTTGGAAAAAGACATTTATGATGTAATCCAAGGTACAAAAACATATAGTTATGCGAATCTTAATGTTACGGGTTATACCTACAATGTAATTACATACACAGGAACAACCACATTTAATAGAGATGGGTACCCTGTAGATGAAATTACTGGTTTACCAAGAAGAGCAACCAATGCAATTGAAAATATATTCTTTGGTGCAGGTTCAGGATGGTACGATAATACATTATCACATCGTTCTCCTTTGGTGATTGATAACGAAAGTTCAATTTTAACAGGTAGAACAAAAACGATTAAAACAAAAAATAAACCTTACACTTATGGTGAGGATTATTTTGATGTTTTCAGAACATTACCCGGTTTAGATACTGGTTATAACTTAGTTGGTGGTGTTGATAATGCGAAAGGACAACAGTACCAAGATGATTCTATTCTAATTTTAAACAGAAAGAACATCGGTATCCATATTTCACCAGCAAATGGTGTTAACTACGATATCTACAGAAAAAGTAGTGAATTGGAGTTATCTTTTGGTTCAAATACGTTATATCCACAAACAGGAAAAACATATGCCGAGTTTATTGATTCATTTATCCATAGTCTTGTTACAAATTCAAATAAAATTAGATATAAGAAAAATTATATCCAACTTGAAGACGTTTTCACGGATTATTTAAGTCAAACAGGATTTACTCCTTACCACCAAATTGACGTAACAGAATTTATCAATAAAATTTCACCTTATTGGCCACAATTAGTTGAACAATTATTACCATCAACCACACAATGGACCGGAGGTAATTTAATTGAGAATAACGTATTTGGTAGGTCTAAGTATCAATATAGATTTGGATGTCAACCACTTCAATTTGTTGAAAGTTTATATCCCGATTTTGAAAGTGTAATTGAAGAAGATTTAGAGACAATGATTGGTGAGGAACCAAACTTTAGGTCACTAATTACCATTTCAGGAGTGACATATTATCCATTAATTGAAATTGATGGTGTGATTTATGGTGGTCCTGATTATACAGGATACACAACGGACATGTCTGTGGTTGTTAGTGGTACAACAAACACCACAAACAGTGCTCAATTGTTTAACCCATTCCCAATTACAGGATGTACAAGTATTGTTTCATCAAATGACCCTGTTAATTTAGCTTTAATTTGTGATTATAAAGATTATTTAGAACCTGACATTGTTAAGATTAAACAATTATGGATGAATGCAATATCTGAACTAATCTCATCAATTACAATCACAAGATTTAGTTCGGGATATGAAAACTATGCACCATATACAGGAGCTACGGGTCAAACCGCATATACTGAAGTTTTACCATTAATTAACTACGAAACTTTTATCGATATTGATGGTGTAGAAAAAATTAGATTCTCATCTATAAAATACGGAATGAATGATTGTTCTGTTAGTGATTATTTTGATTATAGATTTGAGGCGGATTATAATGTAAATCAAAATTCGGGAATTATAAGTGTTGAAGTCACTGGTAACGGTGAATATGTTTGTGAAACCCCAACAGGATGTTCATTTGTTTCTGACATTTACATTGAAGTAATTGGGGATAAAACAAGTGTTCAAAAATATTCTGATAGGTCATTCTTCATGTATGCAAATTGTGTTTCGGGTTACAATCAAAACGCAGATTACTACATTGAGAAGATTTCAGGTGATGATTGTAAATTTAAATTAACGGGTGTTAGTGTTAATGACATTATCGATTTCAATATCATAGATGCAGCGAATAAAGAAGTTAAATTTAGAATTGAAGGTTTACAACCACAAATTGGTAATGACCCTTGTCCTGAGTCTGGAAAAAGTCACACCGAAATTTTTGAAATATTTGGTATCCAAGGAGCGACAACAATTTCAAGTCAAACAGGGGCAACATATTGTGATAACTACACAGGGTATACTTTAATACCAAAAGTTGAATACATGAGTAATTTTGATTATGGTTTAAAATATGATACAGATGTGTTGGTAATCTCTAATACAGGTATCACCATCAATAGTGGGACCACTAAAGATGATATTGAAACTTTTATAACAAATAATGATATTGAAATAAAAACAGTTTACGATTTAGTTGTGGATGATTATGTATTATCTGCGGAATATCTACCATGTTCTTCTTATAACTTCCAAAATATTTTAGATGGTACAACTTCAGGTTTCTCATTCACATACAAATACGTGAAATTAAAAGTGACCGACATTGATTGTTTAGCGTCTGTTAAGAAAAGTATAATCACCGGATTAACACTAAATGATGATTACGAAGTTTTTGAAGTTTTACCCACAACACAATTAAGAGTTTATACCAATAGAATTGTTGAAAATTTTGGTGTACCAACAAATAGTACGTATTTCTTTGACGATAGATTCCCTGAAGAATTACAAAAGAAACCAACCGATTTTATCGAACCTTGTTGTGACCACCCAAAAGAATTATATAATCACGGAGATTATTTAATCAACCAATTTGGTTTTCCAATTGAGGTTATTGATGTTGATTTGAATTATTGTGAACCAAATCTATATTATAACATTAATTTTAGTAAGGACAATGTAGATTTAACCAGTGAATTTGTGGTTATTTTTAATGGAAACTCAAACGAACAATTATTATTAAAACATCAGTACAATAAACACCCTAACATTAATTTTGACTTAGGTCAATATTACATCGACCCGGTAAATTGTCCTACCGAACCCACAAATAGTGAATTAGAAGAAAGTCCATTTGGTTGTCCATAATGGATATGAAAAATAAAATACTTCAACATTCGTTGAATCATTTTTCATTTACTAAAATTTTATTTATATTATCGTTACTCATAAACGATAAATTTCTTTACAAATTTCTTTTAAGTTCTTATATTAACAATATTTAAGAAGAAAGGAATTCTCAGCGATTAGATGGCATTAGTTAAAATAAATACGGGTAATTATGATGGTCAAACAGCGACAATTGTTTTCTACCCATGTTCGGGTGGTACAATTAACTTAGGTACTGTCACAATGCCGTACTATTATGAGACCGATTATTACATCGGAACTTACTCTGTTTACTTTGTTAACTTAAATAAAACATGTGAAGTTGGTATTGTTTGTCCTACTCCAACACCTACAAGTTCACCTATCGTACCAAGTCCGTCTGTTACTCCGACTACAACTCCAACTCTTACTCCAAGTGTTACTAGAACACCGTCGTTGACACCAACAGTTACATCCACGCCAACACCTACAGTTACACTTACTATCACACCAACAAATACCCCAACAATTACGGTTACAAGTACCCTTACTGTCACCCCAACAACCACACCAACAACCACCCCAACAGTAACACCAACCATAACACCAACATCGACACCCACAATTACGCCAAGTGAGACACCTACCGTAACACCTACCATGACCCCAACAGTCACCCCGTCTCAAACACCAAGTGAGACACCTACTGTTACGCCAACTATCACACCAACCATTACTCCTACTACTTCTGTTACACCTACATTAACACCAAGTGAGACACCAACAGTTACTCCTACCATTACACCAACTACATCAGTTACCCCTACACAAACTCCGACTATTACACCAACTACATCTGTAACACCAACTCTTACTCCAAGTGAAACACCAACGGTAACACCCACCACATCGGTAACTCCTACAGTAACACCTACGATAACCCCTACCATTACTCCAACTACATCCGTAACGCCAACTCTTACTCCAAGTGAAACACCTACCGTAACACCCACCACCTCGGTGACCCCCACATTAACCCCAAGTGAAACACCAACTGTAACTCCCACTACCTCAATTACACCTACACAAACACCAACTATAACACCCACAATTACACCAACTACATCGGTTACTCCAACAGTCACTCCAACAACAACACCTACTACCACACCAACAACATCTGTAACCCCAACTACCAGTGTAACTCCTACTGTGACCTCTACAGTCACACCTACAGTTACCCCAACAATCACCCCAACAACTTCTGTTACACCGACGGTTACACCGACTCAAACACCTACGATAACACCAACCACTTCAGTTACTCCCACTACCACCCCAACGGTAACACCGACTCAAACACCTACGGTTACTCCGACTACTTCAGTTACTCCTACTACCTCTGTTACACCAACAGTCACTCCTACCGTTACCGCAACAGTGACTCCAACCATCACGCCAACTACATCTGTGACCCCTACAGTAACTCCAACTGTAACTCCAACCATCACGCCAACAACATCTATTACTCCTACGATTACACCAACTGTAACTGCAACGGTAACACCTACTATTACCCCCACAACTAGTGTAACACCTACAATCACACCAACGGTAACACCGACTCAAACACCTACAATTACACCTACAATTACACCAACAACTTCAGTGACTCCCACAGTTACACCGACAGTTACTGCAACTGTGACACCAACAATCACCCCAACAACTTCTGTTACACCAACGATAAGTCCTACTATAACACCTACGGTTACACCTACCATTACCCCAACTACATCGGTTACCCCAACAGTAACACCTACCGTTACTGCTACGGTTACTCCAACTATTACACCTACAACATCTGTAACACCTACAGTGACTCCCACCATTACTCCAACTATAACACCAACTACTTCTGTTACCCCAACGTTGACACCGACTCAAACACCTACGGTTACACCAACAACAACCCCAACCACTTCGGTAACACCGACTGTTACTCCAACTACTTCAGTAACTCCAACTAGAACCGCCACAGTAACTCCAACCATCACCCCAACAATCACCCCAACAACTTCTGTTACACCAACCGTAACTCCAACAATAACTCCCACAACATCTGTAACTCCAACCATTACTCCTACAGTTACGGCAACGGTTACTCCTACAATCACGCCAACTACATCAGTTACCCCTACTATCACCCCTACAACCACTCCTACGGTTACACCAACAACATCTGTAACCCCTACAGTAACACCTACGGTTACTGCGACCGTAACTCCAACTATCACTCCCACGACATCAGTTACACCAACATTGACACCAACCACCTCCGTTACTCCTACAATCACTCCAACTAGAACTGCTACGGTAACACCAACTATTACACCAACTACCTCTGTTACACCAACAGTCACTCCAACTATAACCCCAACTACATCAGTTACTCCTACGGTAACTCCTACTGTTACTGCAACAGTTACTCCAACCATTACTCCAACTACTTCTGTTACACCAACAGTCACTCCAACTATTACCCCAACCATTACGCCAACCACATCAGTTACACCAACTGTAACACCTACTAGAACCCCGACGGTTACTCCTACGATAACACCAACCACATCAGTTACACCAACTACTTCGGTAACACCTACCGTTACACCTACAGTAACCGCAACAGTGACTCCAACCATCACACCAACAACATCAGTTACCCCTACTATCACCCCTACCATTACCCCAACCATAACTCCAACCACATCTGTAACACCGACGTTGACACCGACTCAAACACCTACGGTTACGCCAACTATTACACCAACAACATCTGTTACACCAACCACCTCCGTTACACCTACAATCACCCCTACTAGAACACCTACCGTTACTCCAACAATCACTCCAACAACATCTGTAACTCCTACTATTACACCTACAGTTACCGCAACGGTTACTCCCACAATTACTCCAACAACTTCAGTTACACCAACAACGTCTGTTACCCCTACGGTAACACCTACTGTTACACCAACCATTACACCAACCATTACTCCAACGATTACACCAACAACCTCTATTACCCCAACAACTTCAGTTACACCAACGATTACACCTACTGTAACGGCAACAATCACTCCTACAGTAACTCCAACAACTTCAGTTACACCAACGATTACACCTACCGTTACCCCGACCACATCTGTAACTCCTACATTGACACCGACTCAAACACCTACGGTTACCCCTACAATTACACCAACAACTTCAGTAACCCCCACAACTAGTGTGACCCCAACCATTACTCCAACTAGAAC